GAATCTATAAATGCACCTGCAGGATGTTTATTTATTAGAGGTATACAAGTTTATGATACCGCAGGATCTGCTATTACAGGAGCTAACAGATGGCTAGAAAAAAAAGATATGACCTATCTTCAAGAGTATCAAGATATAACAGGAACGTCAGCAGCTCAAGGTCAACCTAAATATTATGCTTCATTTGGTGGTGCAACTGGAGACTCAGATACTACATCAGGTAGAATATTTTTATCACCAACACCAAATACAACATATAGATTTAGGGTTCATTACAATAAAATGCCAGCTACTTTAGCTTCAGATAATACAACTAATTATATTAGTTTAAACTTTCCAAATGGTTTATTATACTGCTGTTTATCAGAAACATATGGATTTTTAAAAGGTCCGATAGACATGTTGACACTATATGAAAATAAGTATAAACAAGAGGTACAGAAGTTTGCTAACGAGCAAGTTGGTAGAAGACGAAGAGACGACTACACAGACGGCGCAGTTAGAATACCGATTAACTCAGCAAACCCGTAGGAGATAAATTATGGCAATAACATCAGCAATATGTTCAAGTTTCAAACAAGAACTTTTACAAGGTAAACACAATTTTGCATCATCTGGTGGAGACACTTTTAAACTTGCATTGTTTACAAGTTCTGCTTCTTTGGGTGCAGCAACAACAGATTATTCAACTTCAAATGAAGTTACAAATACATCAGGAACAGCTTACACAGCTGGAGGTGCAACTCTTACAAGATCAGGAGTTGGTTTAACAGGAACTACAGCATTTACAGATTTTACTGATGTTACATATACTTCAGCTTCTTTCACTGCAAACGGTGCAATGATTTATAATACAACTACAGGAACGGGTTCAAGCACAACTGACTCTGTAGCGATTATTGCTTTCGGTGGTGACAAAACAGCAAGTAATGGAACTTTTAAAATTGAGTTTCCTGCAAACGACGCTACAGCAGCAATAATCAGATTAGCATAGGAGGTCGACCATGTCGACAACTTCAGGATGGGGCCGGTTCACCTGGGGACAAGCTAATTGGAACCAATCTACAACTTTAAAAACAGGATGGGGCGCTCAAGCCTGGAGTGGTGCTGGTGGTTGGGGAGATCTTTCAGATCAAACAATTTCTTTAACAGGTGTATCAGCATCTTTTAGTATTGGTACAGTTGATGTTCCAGATGTTGTAATTACACCATCAAGTTTTGAAATCACATTATCACAAGGTGAAGCTTTTGTTCCTGTAGTTCTTGAAGAAAGTTTATCAGCAACATTCTCAGTTGGTTCATTAACAGTAAATGATGTAACTATGGGCTTAACAGGTCAAGAAGTTACAGCTGCATTAGGTGTACCAGTTGTAGCTGACATGACTGTTGGAATGACAGGTTTAGATCTTACCTTATCACAAGGTACAGCTTTTGCTCCAAATGAAACTGTGATTATTTCTGGTCAAGAAATAACTTTAACACAAGGAACTGCAATTGGATCATCTTCTCAAGAGGCAGACTTAACAGGTATTGCAGCAACATTTACTTTAGGTTCTATAACTATACCTAATGATACAGTTATTGTTTCTGGTTTATCTATGGAAACTACTGTTGGTTCTATTGTTGGACTAGGAGGTGCTGTTGCTAATCCAACTGGAATTAGTATGACAGGTAGTGTTGGTGTTTTAGATCCTAATGATATGACATTAGGAATAACTGGAGTATCAGCTTCATTTAATATTGGTTCAATAACTGTACCTCAAATCGTAGTAGGATTAACTGGACTATCATCAACGTTTAGTGTAGGAAGTGTGGACATATTTGCTTATGGCGATGTTGACACTGGTTCTAATACATCGTATAGTAATATTTCAACGGGTTCGAATTCTTCATATTCGAATGTTGCAACTGGATCAAATTCAAGTTATAACGATGTAGCAGCGTAGGAGAATTTTTTATGGCATCAACATACACACCTTTAGGTGTAGAACTTCAAGCAACCGGCGAAAATGCTGGAACATGGGGAACAAAAACTAATACAAACTTACAGATTGTCGAACAGATATCTGGAGGTTATACAACTCAGGCTGTCTCTGATTCAGGTGATACAGATCTTACTGTTAATGATGGATCAACAGGAGCGACTCTTTCTCATAGAATTATAGAATTTACAGGATCACTTACAGCATCTAGAAATGTTACAATACCTTTAGATGTACAAAATTTTTATTTTTTAAAAAATGCAACTTCTGGATCTCAAAACGTAGTATTTAAATATGATACTGGTACAGGAACTTCTGCTACGATTGCTAATGGTAAAACAGTAATTGCATACGCAAAAGCAGATGATGGCACTAATCCAAATATTTCTACAATATCATTAGCTAGTGATGTTGTTGATGATACTTCACCACAATTAGGTGGTAACTTAGATACTAACTCGTTTATGATAGACTTCGATGATGCTCACGGTATCAGAGATGAAAATGCAAACGAACAATTAATTTTTGAAACAACTAGTTCTGCAGTAAACTTTGTTGATATAACAAACTCTGCAACAGGTGCAGGGCCACAGATTGGTGCAAACGGAAGTGATACAAATGTTAGTTTAAAATTAAGACCAAAAGCAACTGGTAATATTGAAATCATGGGTGCAACAAACCCAGGTTCAATTCAGCTTAACTGTGAGTCCAATTCCCACGGGATTAAACTTACATCACCGCCACATAGTTCTGCGCAGAGCTATGAACTTAAATTTCCCACTGGAAATGTTACAGCAGATAGATTTTTAAAAGTAGCTAGTATTACAGGTTCAGGTACAACAGCAGTTGGTCAATTATCTTTTGCTGAAGTATCAGGTGGTACATCATGGCAAGCAGTTAAGACTTCTGGTTTTACTGCAGTAGCTGGTGAAGGATATTTTATTAATACCACAAGTGGTGCAATAGAAATGGATTTACCTGCAGGTACTATTGGAGACGAAATTTCGTTTATTGATTATGCAGGAACATTTGATTCAAATGCTCTAACAATAGATCAAAACGGAACAGAAAAAATTCATGGGTCTACAGATCCATTAACAGTTTCAACAGAAAGAGCAGCAAATACTTTAGTGTATACAGATTCTACGCAAGGCTGGCTGCTAAAGAATAATTAATCATGGCTAAGTATAAAGACATTGTTGGGACGGCAGTCCGTAATAATGCAGGTAATTTGCCTGCGCCAGAAACAGGCCAAGTATGGTTTGATAGCACAAATGTAGATTTTAAATATCAACAACCAAATGTAACAGCTGCAGCGTCTTGGTCAACAGCTTCTGATATGAACACTGCTAGAGCATATAATTTTGGAACAGCAGGAACAAAAACTGCTGCATTAAACTTTGGTGGAAATTTAGATCCAGGAGGTCGTACAGGGAAAACAGAATTGTGGGATGGAACTGTTTGGACTGAAGTAGCTGATTTAAATGATACTAGATATGGAAATGCTGGAAATGGAACTACAACATCAGCTTTATCTTATGGTGGAAATGCACCTGGATATACAACAAACACAGAAGAATGGAACGGATCTGCTTGGACTGAAGTTGCAAATTTAAATACAGGTAGAAGCAGACTTGCTGGAGCAGGAGTAGATAAAGAATCAGCTATAGCTTTTGGTGGAGGAACTCCATCAGTTACAGCAGTAACAGAAGAATGGAATGGAACTAGTTGGGCAGAAGTTGCAGATTTAAATACTGCAAGAAATCAACTTGGTGGTGCTGGTACTAGAGAAGCAGCACTAGGTTTTGGAGGTAATCCTGGACCAACAGCAGCTACAGAACAATGGGATGGAACTAGTTGGACAGAAGTTGCCGATTTAAATACTGCAAGAATAGCAATGGGTTCTGGAGGAACTTATACATCAGCAATTTCTATGGGTGGAGAACCTAAAACAGGTAAAACAGAATTATTTAACGGAACCTCTTGGTCAGAGGTTACAGACATGAACACAGCAAGACAAACACTTGGTGGTACAGCAGCAAACAATACCTCTGGTTTAGCTTGTGGTGGAGATGCACCTCCTGGTTCACCTTCATATTCAGTGGCAACGGAATTATTTACAGGAGCAGGTGCGGATATTGGAACATGGGCTACTGGTGGAACAATGAACACTGCTAGAAATGCTTTAGGTGGAACAGGTCCTGGAACAGCTGCCTTAGCTATTGCTGGACAGAATGGTTCAAATGTTTTTCAAACACTTACAGAAAAATATAATGGATCTACTTGGACAGAAGTTGCAGATTTAAACGTTGCAAGAGATGAAGGATCAAGTGCAGGAGAAAGCACTTCGGCTTTGTATGTTGGTGGTTTTATTAATCCAAGTTATACTCATGCTGATCTCAATGAACGATATAATGGAACTTCTTGGGCTGAAGCAGCAGATTTAAATGCAGCTAGACCATATTTAAGAGGTTTTGGAAGTTACACTTCAGCTATAGCTTGTGGTGGTGGAGCTCCTCCTGCACCTACAGCAGCAACAGAGAAATGGAATGGAACTAGTTGGTCAGAAGTTGCAGATTTAAATCAAGCTAGAAGATCATTTGGAACAAGTGGTACAGATAATGAAGATGGATTAGCTTTTGGTGGTAATACTCCTCCAGGCGCAAATTATAAAAACAACACAGAATCATGGAATGGAACTTCATGGACTGAAATAAATAATATGAATACTGCAAGACTTGCATTAGCAGGATTAGGTACAACTACATCAGCTTTAGCTTTTGGTGGTAATATTGACCCACAACAATATGCACTTACTGAACAATGGAATGGTGCTGTTTGGACAGAAGTTGCAGATTTAAATGTAACAAGAAATGCTTTGGGTGGTGGTGGAACAACTTCAGCTGGTTTAGGTTTTGGTGGACATTCTGATTCTGTTCCAGGTACTGTTAATGCAACAGAAGAATGGAGTGGAAGTTCAACAACAATTAAGGTATTAACAGATTAATAAAAGGAGAAAACTATGGCAAAAACATATCAATACTGTGTAGCAGAAAACTGGGGCAAAGGGTTTATCGACCACGATGAATCTTGGAGAATCACGTTTAAAGGCTATCCAGCTAATGTTTGGCAAGTTCCTGCATACAACAAACATGCTAATCTTTGGATTGCTAAAGTTGCAGGTGTTGTTAAAACTAGGGATGAAGCACAGGCGATTGTTACTGCAGAGGTTCAAGCGGCACAAGCTGCTTGGGATGCTCAGACTGACGAAGAAAAAGCTGAGCCAAATCCACAAAGACCTGTTGACGTAACATTGGAGGAATAAAATTTATATGTCAACTTATAAAGGCATAAGAGGACTTAAAGTTCGGGACTATACCACTAACCCTGATAACCCGACAGAGGGACAGCTGTGGTATAATACAACGGCTAATACTGCTAGGTACCAAGTATTTAATAGATTAACTTCTTGGAGAACAGACCTTAGTATGAATACTGCTAGATCATTTGTAGGTTCCGCAGGAACAACAACATCTGCTTTAGTTTTTGGTGGATCACCAAGCACAGCACAAACAGAAACATATAATGGTTCATCATGGGCAGAGACAGCAGATTTAATACAAATAAGAAGTGGTATGGGAGGTGTTGGAGAAGATAATACATCTGCATTAGCTATAAGTGGTGAAGAACCATCAACCAATACTGCAAAAGTAGAATCTTGGAATGGAACATCTTGGACAGAAACTGGTGATATAACCACTGCTAGAAGATATGGATGGGCCGCAGGGACAAGATCTCTAGCAATTTATACTGGTGGATATACAAGTTCAAACGTTGCAAACACTGAACAATGGAACGGATCAGCTTGGACAGAAACTGGAGATTTAAATACAGCTAGAAGAAATTTTTCAGGAAGTGGTGCATTATATACCTCAGCTATAGTTGCAGGTGGTAAGACAACAGACGTACAAGCTGCTTCTGAATCTTGGAATGGAACCTCTTGGTCAGAAACAGCAGATTTAAATGATTCAAGAGAAAACCCTACTATTACAGGTACAACTAATACAAATGCTTTAGCAGCTGGTGGAGAATCACCAGGAGCTACAGCTAACACAGAAACATGGAATGGTACCTCTTGGTCAGAAGTTGCAAATTTAAATGCAGCAAAATATGCTATGGGTGGTGTAGGATCTAACACTGCAACATTTGCTTTTGGTGGAACAACTGGATCATTTTCAGCAACAACTGAACAATGGAGCACGACACAACCTATCGGAGCATGGTCAACTAGTACAAGTATGAATACAGCAAGACAAGTTGATGGAGCTGGTCAAGCATCTACATTAGCCATAGCTTTTGGATATGGTTCTGCATCTACAGAATCTTGGAGTGGCTCTGCTTGGACTGAAGTTAATGATTTAAATACGGCAAAATCTCTTGATGCAGGTTTTGGAGACTATAATTCTGCTATAAATTGTGGTGGAGAAATACCAGCAACAACAGCATTAACAGAGTCATGGAATGGTACAAGTTGGACTGAAGTTGCAGATTTAAATCAAGCAAGATATGGATTAGCGGCAGCAGGTGTAAGTAATAGTTCTGGTATAGTATTTGGTGGTGCTAACCCTAATTATGCTAATGCTGAAACATGGAATGGTAGTGGCTGGACTGAAGTGGCTGATTTAAATACAGCAAGAAAATATCATTCAGGATTAGGAACACAAACAGCTGCTTTAGCTTTTGGTGCCCACCCACCTTCAGCCGATACAGAGTTATGGAATGGTACAAGTTGGACAGAAGTTAACAATTTAAATACAGCTAGAAGAAAACTTGGAGGTGCTGGAACTACAACAGCTGGTTTAGCATTTGGTGGTTATGATGGTAGTAATCCAGTAGCAAACACAGAAGATTGGAATGGAGCTGCTTGGGTAGAAGTTGCAGATTTAAATACATCTAGAGAACATCCAGGTGATGCTGGAACAGCAACAAGTGCTTTAGGTTTTGGAGGTAGTCTTCCTCCTGGATCAGGAAGTGCAGCAACAGAAGAATGGAGTAATGTTACAACTACAAATAAAACAATAAGTACGGATTAATTATGGCAACATACAAAGAAATAAAAGGAACTAACATAGTAACAGTAGCAAACGATCCACCTGCACCTCTTAATGGGCAGATGTGGTATAACTCTACGTCTCAGACTATGAAAGGGTTTACATCAAGTCCTGCAGGAACTTGGTCTAGTGGTACTGCATTAAATACTGCTAGAGGTTATGCGGGTGGTGTTGGAATAAAAACTGCTGCTTTAGTTTTTGGTGGTGGACCACCTCCTGCACCTTCAGCGATAGGAAATACAGAAAAATGGAATGGTACTACTTGGACTGAAACAGGAAATTTAAATACTAATAGAGCATTCGTTGCAGGTGGAGGCACATATACAAGTGCTTTAGCATCTGGTGGAGATCAGTTATCAGGAGTTACTGAATCTTGGGCTGGATCAACTTGGACATCTATTACATCAGCACCTGGAGGTAAACCTTCACAAGGAGCTGCGGGAGCTGACAATGAAGAATTAATTATCTGGGGAGGAACTCCACCAGATACTAGTAATGAATATTGGAATGGTTCATCTTGGGCTGAGGTTGCAGATTTAAATCGAAGTGTAAAAACTGGAGGATCTGCAGGTACTTATGCAGGTGCATTATCTTTTGCTGGAGTAACAGGACCAAACACAACAACAGCTAACACAGAATCTTGGAATGGAACTTGTTGGTCAAATGTAGCTGACTGTAATACTGCAAGAAGATATCCAAATAACTATAGTTGTGGAACTAGTACTTCTGCTTTATTAATAGGTGGTGATGTTCCACCTGCAACTGGTAAAACAGAATCTTGGAATGGAACTAGTTGGACTGAGACAGGCGATATGTCTTTAGCTAGAACAGGATCATCAACAGCGTGTGCAGATAATGGATCAGGACTTGCTGCTGGTAATGGACCAATTGTAACAACTGTTGAAGAATTTGTAGCACCTACAACTAGCACGGTAACATTTACAGCTTCTTAATACTTGTAATATATTTTAAATAATATATATTAGTCTTAACTATAAAGGATAAAGCTATGAAAAAAGATGTAAGAGAAGTAATACAAGGTGAAGAACCACATTTAAATAATCTATTAACACAGGAAGATCTATCATCGTTTAAAGGTATGGTAGACGAGCTTCGTGATACATGGACC